AAGCAAGTTTTTACGAATGGGTAAAGGCCAATGATCTCCTGGAAATGGTCAAACCATTGTGGGAATCTGGCGGCTGGCGGCTGCGAGATGACGGGAAATTATATTTTCCTAACCCGACTATGGCCATACAAACTCCATGGCGGCATATCAAACAGGAATGGCGGTTTGATTGCTCAACCTGGCATCATCTGATGTTCGATTACCTCAGTAAATTCATGCCTCCGGGGCAGAAGTTTGTACCATCCGGTTGCCATAACTGTTTCAAAGTAGTTGTCAGACCGCGGACCCTTAAGGAGTTATTCGCCTTGGAGAAATTGCAGTTAAAACTCAACCGGCCAAGCAAATGCGGTATTGAGGTAAGGCCGACAGTGCATGCTCTTTATGGCGGGTATTTCTATAATCAGGGTTTAGAGCAAGGTCTGGAACGGTATTCGGAAGTGCGTCAGGCGGTTGATAACGATGAAACCCTAGGCCCGGAAGTGGGAATCATCCTCAAGCGTGGTTGCACTGAATTTGAGTTGGAGTGCGGACCTTCTGACCAATGGCATATCAGCAATGAACAAATGCGATTGGAACGGTTAGTGAATCGCTGGGTAGCAACTGATGATCAGGACCGGGCACAGCCGGACTGGATGCTATGGCGGTTATATCGTCAATGGATAGAGTTTGCCTACGCCAACGGGGATTCGACGTATGCAGAATTTACTAATGGGAAACCCCTGTATCCGCCAGTCGTGACATATCATCACCTGGCAACAAAACCTTCGGCTTTGGAAACGGAGTTGCCTGAAAAGGTGGAGGATTAAACAATGGGTACTAAAGCGAGATGGAATGCTGGAGTTTTGACCTTCTATGATGGTAGCACCTATGAAACCGTCAATCCCAATGCCCCTTTGTATTTTTATGATGACTTTGAGGGAGCAGAAATCCGCACCACGGCAGCGGGTGTAGCTGGATGGACTCTCAAGGATACTGGCGGCTCTTCTGAAGCTATTATCGCTAATCAGCATGGCGGTGTAGTTGGTCTTACTCTTGCTGTGACAAATGAAAAAGAAGAAGCTGGCTTGTATATGGGGGATGTGCTGAATTGGAACCTTGATAAAGGGCCGATCTTTGAATGCCGGGCGGCGGTTCATGTTGCACCAACTGTGCAATCAGAATTATATTTCGGCATGGCTAATGCCTATGTGGAAGGTCCGATTGCTGAAGCTGATGCTGGCCCCACGGTCCATGCTTTTTTCTGTTTTGATGGCGGTCTGGCCTGTACTATCCATACTGATGATGCTGCAACCGATAATGATGCCATAGCAACCGGCATAACTGTTCTTGCTGATGTTTACCATGTGTTCCGCATTGATTTCACCACCATTACCGATGTTAAGTTTTATATTGATGGTGTAGCCGTAGGCACTGGAACGACTTTCAGCATGGCTAACGGCACTAATGTGGTAACGCAACCATTCCTCATGGCACATAAAGAAACTTCCGCGGGCCTTGGGGTGCTTTATGTTGACTATGTTAAAATCTGGAGTCCCAGATAAAGGGGAGTCGAAATCTTGCTCCTAAAACTTCATACAGGCCCGGCAGTTGAGCCAGTCACGAGTGATGAAGTTAAACTCCATCTGCGTGTTGATGGTGATGATGAGATTCTGCTGATAGCAAATCTTATTCAAGCCGCACGGGAAATGGTCGAAAATCTCTGCGGTCCTCTTATCACCCAAACTTGGTATCAATACGAGGACAGGTTCCCTGCCGGGGCTGTAATTAACATTGGCAAGCCACGCCTACAAACGGTGACGAGCCTGAAATATACTGACACAGATGAATCAACCGAAACATTCTCGTCGGATTATTATGATCTTAATATTGTTGACGAACATCATCCTAAGATTGTTTTAAAGGATGAATATTCATGGCCTTCCGACACGCTTACGGAAGTAAATCCCATTGAAATAATTTTTACTTGCGGTTACGGCACATCGGCTGCTTCCGTACCCATGATGCTGCGCCATGCTATGCTGCTATTAATTGGTAATTGGTATGAAGAAAGACAAATAGCAGTAGTTGGAAAATTAATCAGCACTATTCCCTGGGCTATCGAAGCTCTTATAGCTAATTATCGATATTGGTAATTATGGCTAAAGATAAAACAACTTTTAAATTAGAAGGGTTAAGAGAATTACAACAATCCTTGCGGGAGTTACCCAAGGAAGTTGGTAAAAATATTCTTTGGAATGCGGCCATGCGGGGATCAGAAGTTGTTAGAAAGGAAATAGAGAATCAGATTCAGGCCAAAGGATTAGTAAAATCAGGGAAACTTCTTAAGTCACCTATCAAGAGGCGTGAAAAGACTGATGATCCCATGATTGCGTCTTATCGCATCGGCCAGGATGAAGATATATTCTGGGACTATTTTCAGGAGCTGGGTACAGTCAAAATGAAGGCAACGCCTTTTATGCTGCCGGCCTTGGAGGCCTCCAGAAGTGATGCCATGCATGAAATAGTTGAGACATTATCACGGCGGATTAAAACGGCAGCTAAACGGATAGCTAAGCTCCGCAAGAGGGCCTTTTTTTGAGAATCGGTAGATTACGTCACAGGGTAACTATTCAGAGCGCTACGAATACCTCAGACGGTATGGGAGGCTATACAGAGGCATGGGGGAACCTGGATACAGTATGGGCCGCAGTCGAACCTTTCAGGGGCGATGAACGTTATGAGGTTCAGAAGATTGAAGCCGACTTGAGCCACAAAATAATTCTCCGTTATAAGTCGGTAATATTGCCGAACATGCGAATCAATTATGATTCAAGAGTATTTGAAATAATATACGTTATAAATCGTGACGAACGCAACAATGAATTAGAATTGCATTGCCGGGAGACAGTATTGTGAAGTCTGCGTTGTCGCCAATTCAACAAGCTCTTTATACTCGCTTAACCAATATTCTATCGTGTCCGGTTTATGATGCGGTTCCCCAAGGGGCCACATTTCCCTATGTTACTCTGGGGGCGGATACCGGAGTGGATTGGTCAACTAAAACTTGGGCCGGCCAAGAAGTTACTATAACCCTGCATACATGGTCACGTCTGCCAGGAATGTCTCAGACTAAGGATCTGCTGGATGCGATTGTACAAAATGTTACTGGCAATGATTTGGTTATGCCTGAATTTACGCCGGCGCTCCTGCGCTTGGGTTATATAGAAACGGTCATGGACCCGGATGGTGTTACTCGTCACGGGATCGTTAGATTTCGGATGAAAATTTCGGAGGATTAACCAATGAGTGGATTAAGAGGCCTTGATTTTGTGGTTTATATCAATTCCGGGACTGAGGCCATTCCGGTTTGGTCAAAGGTGGCAGGTCAACGGGCCGGGACGCTCAATCGATCCATGGACCCCATTGACGTGTCAAATAAAGATGATTATGGCTGGAGTTCTTCTCTTGATGGTACGAGAGAATGGTCGATTGATTTTGATTGTCTGGTATCTGAAACTGACACGGGGGTATTAGCTCTGGAGTCGGCTTTCGATAATGGCGATCAGATCATGGTACAAATGCGGACTCCCGGGGGCTCCATTTATCAGGGTTATGGGTACGTTTCTGAGATGACACTGGAAGCCCCTTACGATGATGTGGCGATATTTTCCGGCTCCATTATGGGAGACGGGGTTCTGAGCAAAACCTAATTTGAGGAGGATTTGAGCCATGAGCAGCTTAACTACTGCCATTAACCTGAAAGTGCATGCCTCATATACTAAGGCCCTGGATTTATCCACGGTGACTGACCTGTTGAGCAAGGTTTATACATTGACTTTGGCCGATGGTAATGAGGATGACGAAGCCGATCTGCTTTTTCATGATGTCAGGGCCGTTGCTGACGATACTGATGATGATTTGGATTTGTCTGGCGTTTTAACGGATGCCTTTGGGACTGCTCTACTTTTCGCCAAGATCAAATTCCTGCTGATTAAAAATCTGGATGATACCCAGACTTTTTCAGTGGGGCCGACTGCGGCGGTAGGGTGGATAGCTCCTTTTGGTGATATCACTGACAGAATTAATATCGCCCCGGGGGCAATGGCGGTTTTAGTTTTTGATCCTATCGGGGTTACGGTAACTGCGGCCACTGCTGATGGTTTGACCGTTACCAATGGGGATGCAGGAAACGCCGCCAATTATGAAATCGTAATCATCGGCTCTACTGCCGCGGCCTAAAGGCACTTTATGGGTAAACCATTTGTTTTAATCGACCTGGACCGGCCCCGACAATTACGGTTTTCAACCAATGCCCTGGTCCTGCTGGAGGAACTGCTGGGCAAGGCGACACCGGAGATCGCTGCCGGACTGCAAACCGGCAGTTGGGGGTTTCGGGAACTCCGGGCGATGCTCTATGCCGGCCTGGTGGGAGAGGATCGCCAGTTGACAGTAAATGCTGTCGGCGAATTAATGGACCTCAAACCCTTGGATTATCTGGTTAGCAAGATTGGGGAGGCCTTTGATGTCGCTTTCCCTAATGAGGACACAGAAAAAAACGTGGAGGCGGTGACCCCTGGGACTGGAGCCAGTTCCTCGGAGTCGCCGCCGCCTGCGGAATAAAACCGGGAGAGTTTTGGACTTTAACTCCGGCTGAAATCCATATATGGGCTAAGGCTATGATGAATCGGCACCATGAATCTCTGGAGTTGGCGATCATCACAGCCTGGGAGGGGGAATATTTTCGACGGCAAAAACGGTTGCCGAAAATCGAAAAGGTGTTAGGGCAACTAAAGAAAAAACTTCCACAGGATTATGACGTAAATCAAATGCGGAATGATTGGCAGCACTTAAAGACGATGTTCCCGGAGCCTAAATGACTATCATCGGTAGAGTATGGGCTACGCTCGGGATTGATGCAACCACCTTTGAAAAGGGGTTTGAAAAGGCTGCTAAAAGTCTTGAACGGGCTGGCCGCAAAATGGGCAGATTAGGCCAGGACTTGACTACCCATATCAGCCTGCCCCTGGCTGGCATTGGTGCTGCAGCTATTAAAATG